AGCTTTACCACCACCACCACCACCAGCAGCAGAATAACCAAAAGCCGAACTTCCCACACCAGAATTTCCGTTAGCCCCCGCTACTGGAGTTCCACCAGCTCCAATAACTATAGAATATCCTTGAGCAGTAACGGCTATGCTTGCAAATTCTCTATATCCTCCAGCACCTCCACCACCAGAAGCCCCATTACTACCTCCTGCACCGCCACCACCAACAATTAAAGCCTTTACAGCACCACTTGCACCAGTAGGAACCGTAAAAGTTCCACTACTTGTAAAAGTATGTATGGTATTACCACCTGAAGTTGTTATTGTGCCACCAGTAGGTGAAGAGCCAACGCCATCCGTTACATAAGCCGCCTGTACAAGGGCGTCGGTGGGATATTCCATATAATCAAGTTCAAGCCAAGCTATTGCTGCTTTAATACTCATTATAGCAAGCCAGAGAAGGCGGATAGGGTTATTAGATTGCAGAATATATTCATACACACTATTTTTATTATCTCCAGTTACATACATCTTAGTTCCGTCAGTATTAAAGAAAAGGCTCTGAGGAACAGTATCTTCGCTATTAGTACTTTTACTCTGAAGATATGAGGCAGTAGTTACATCCCAAGCAATAGATAAATCGTATTCGTAAACACTTTTATTTGTATATCCTACTACATACATCTTAGTTCCATCAGATTTAAAGAAAATACCTTGGGGGGCAGTATCTTGACTCGTCGTACTCTTACTCTGGAGATATGTTAAGCTAGATATATCCCAAGCAGAGGATAAATCGTGTTCATAGATACTCTTATTAGTTGCCCCAGATACATACAGTTTAGTTCCGTCAGTATTAAAGAAAAGGCCGCGCAGCGAAATACCCTGGATTGTACTATTGCTCTGCAGATATACAGCAGAAGATATATCCCAAGCAGAGGATAAGTTATATTCATAAACCCTATCGTTAGCAGCTCCAGCCATATATATCTTAGTACCGTCGGGTTTAAAGAAAATTCCATAAGGAGAAGTATTTTGAGTAGTTACACCTTTGCTCTGCAGATATACAGCAGAAGATATATCCCAAGCGACAGATAGATTGTATTCGTAAATACTATCGTTTTGGTCGCCAGTTATATATAGCTTAGTTCCGTCGGGTTTAAAGAAAATACCAAAAGGAATAGTATCTTGCGCTGTCGTGCTCTTACTTTGTAGATAACTTGCGGTAGTTATGTTCCAAGGGATTGCCATTATACCTCCAATGACCCTGTCGCTATCCAAGTGTTAGTATCAATTTTTATAAGTGCGGCAACAGCATATTGTGCAGAAGTCTTTAAACCGTCAGAACTATTTATAGTAACCGTCCCATCGGTAGTTATAGTAACCTGCCCTGCGCCTTTCTGCCTTATAGCTATGATACTTCCGGTAGGAATTGCTACGCTTGAATTTGATGGAACCATTAGAGTTATTGCTCCAGCAGAATTCAAGTCTATTAACATATTCACATCGGTTAAGGCAAGGATATAATCATCGGTTACTTCATTTACGAGAATTGCTGTAGTCGCTAATGCTATAGCCGCGGAGGTGGCGGCTGCATTTTTGTAAGCCAAAGCAAGAGTGGAGGCTGTAAGCGCGGTAGTAGAATGCGATAGCGCGGTGGTAGACGCTGTAAGGGCAGTCGTTGAGTGAGATAACGCCGTAGTTGCGTGAGTGAGAGCCGTGGTAGAATGTGATAGAGCAGTAGTTGCTGATGTCGCCGCCGCAAGGGCTTGCGTAGAAGCTGTTAATGCTCCTGTTGAAGCAGTAGAGGCATATAATCCGGAAAGCGTTGCCTGTGTAGATGCAGTAGAAACATAATTTTCCGCATTAGTCGCAGCAGTCTCCGCGTTAGTCTCTGCGGTTTCGGCGTTCGTTTCAGCTGTTTCCGCATTTGTTTCAGCAAGTTCGGCGGCAGTCTGAGCGGCAAGGGCAGATGTTGCATGGGTAGAACTGGTGGTAGCATAAAGACCAGCAAGAGTAGATTGAGTAGTCGCCGCTAATTGTGCCGCCAATGCCGTCGCCGCACTCGTAGCAGCTGCCACAGCTTCCTCATCTGCATTATAAGTAGTATTTATAAGTCCGGTCGTAGCTAAATTCCATTTTAAACCTTTGCCTGCGCTTGGCTCTGGGAAATCAAGGTCAGTAATTATACTTTCAATAGGCAACTTCGCACACCTTCTAAAAGTTTCTATTATCTCTTGAATTTGCATAACTAACTTATCTAAATCTTCCTCAAGAGTATTAGCGGGGAATTGATTATAATCATCGTAGTCGCTTTCCTGTGTATTGGTAGTTTCACGATAAACGGTCAATGTGCCTAAACCTGTTGTCGCAGGAGCAACCAAAGTTACCGTGCCGCCTATGCCGTCTGAATTTATTTCAACGGTATAATCGGTTGTATAAGTCAATACCGTAGTAGTGCTATTCGTCAAGACCGAACATTTAATATCAGTAGGCGCTGAAGTAAGGGCGCGAAAGGTAAAAGTAGCGGTGCTTGTTATTCCGTCTAAAACAACTTGCTGTTTTCTGGTAGTAGATGATACTGACATTAAAATCGCCTCCCTTTTTGCTTATAAGTTTGAACCCCTACCCCGAATGGCGCTAACATAACCGCAGGGGCGGCTTCAGGATTATCTTTGATAACATCGTATAAATCCTGTATTACCATAGGCACAAATCTCATCCCGACTTCTTTAGGAATATTTATAGGTTTACCCTCAAAATCCTGTCCTTTGAGAATATCTGTGAATAAAGAAAAGACCGGCGCTTCTTTACTCTCTATTTGGCGCATTAAAATATCTAATCTGGTAAGCGGTTTATATCCCTCGCCCAAAGTCATAACCTTGCCCGTAGTTGAGGAAACATACTGACCTGAAATCATCTGCCCTGCCATCCTAATATATTGCTGAAAACCACCCCAAATATCTATACGGGTATTTCCTATCTTGATTTTCCCAAAATCAGAACTGCGAGGGTCTTTGCCGACATCAGCACCCATTAACTTTGCCATAGTTAAGATAGTTAATCCCGTCCCAAGAAAAGTTAATAATGATTTAATCGCCTGTTTTCTGACAAAAGGATTTTGGTTTACATAATAAACAGGATTAAGCAGATTTAATCTTGACGCCATAAGACGCGGCGAGAAGAAGAAAGCATTAAGAGCCAATGCCGTCCTCTCAAAATCTCCCAAATCGCCCCTGCCTGTCCCATTATTGACAAATTCGGCGATTGCTTTTGATAAATCCCTGTCTTTCTGCGGATTAAGCCCTAAATCCTGCGCGTCTTGGATAAGTTTAGAAAATGTGTCCATCCTGAATTTATTAGCGAAAGCCGTATATGCCCTTGCGGAAGCCCTGACACCTTTGCCGACTAAAGGTATTTTCTCCGACCATTGAGAGGCAAGTCTTTCTTCCCTCTCGGTTATTAAACTGTCCATTTCGGTAAAAGCGACTCCTGACTCAACCGCTAATTCATAATTAGGGTTTTCTGATACAACTTGCATTGCTTCCTTAAAAATATCCTCACTCTTAAACCAACCGAATTGTTTTGTCCAAGAGTCAATAAATTCTTTCCTATATCTCGGCGCTAAAAATGCCCCTTGCCTTAATCCGAAAGACAAATCAAAAGAGGACATAATTGAACGCGGTATGTTAGCAATCTGTAAACCCGCCTCTTTCATCTTGGTAAACAAAGGTCTTTTTTCCAATAATGCCTCGGTAAATTCTTTCCCGAATACTTTATGCAGGAATTTTATCTGCGTTTCCGTAGGCACTCTCCCGCCTGTCTGACCTAATAAATTATTTAATCCCTCAAAGGCACTTAACCTGTCCCACTCGGATAAATGTGGGCTATCCTTAATCATATTAAATAAAGAGTCAATATCTTCCTGTTTTAATTCCTTTACAATGCTTTCAAACTCTACTTTCGGCAATTCGCCTTTTAGCGCGCCTAATCTCGCATAAAAACCTTTTTGCCCGCCTACTTTTTCGCCTATCGCAGACATCTTGGCTAATTTAGCGGCTCTTGCTTTGGAGTATAATGTTTCCTGTTGCCCTCTTATATCCTTTGCTTTCTTTATTGCTTCAATTATTTTCTTGACAGGATTACTTTCAGGTGTCATACTCTCTATTGATGGCGAACTTACGGGAGTTTCTATATTTTCTTTTGTCTCTGTTTGCAAGCTCGGTATTTTTTCTGCTTGTCCTGCAATCTTTCCGGAAACAGAAGCCTTAACTTTATTCATCAATTCTTCCGGCACTTTAGGTAAAGTTTCAAGTGGCGTTCCGCCTTTTGAGTCGGGAAGCTTAGTAGGGATGTATTTTCCTGTGGGGGTGGAGAGTTTTTGTTTTGCGTATTCCTGTCTTGCCAATGTATCTACTTCAGGAGCATTTAATCCCTCGACTTGAGCGTCTGTTAAAACCACTATCGGTGGTTCAATTCCTGCGGCTTTAGCAGCAACAGCACGATGTTCACCTTCTATGATTTCATAACCTTCGCCTGCTTTCCTTACTGATATTGGTCTATCTAATATAACAGGATTGCCTTCTTTATACGCTTTAGTCATTGCCTCAATGGTACTTTGGTTCATCATAGTTGTAGAAGGCAATTTAATATCTGCTAAAGTTACTTTCCCCTCACCTGTGGGTTGGTAAGTTTGACTTATTTCCCCACCTTCAGGAACCTTACTTCTGATTTCTTCTGCTCTTGATTTATTTCCTTTGGCTTCCCATATATCAGCTACTTTCCTTGCTTGCATAGCTTCATCTGCATTATAGGTATCTCGTCTTGTTTGAAATTCAAGTTGTTCCATATCTTTAGCAGATAAATCATTAGCAAGTTGCTTAATGTCATATTCCCACCATTTATTCCAAGGAGTAGGTTTAACCACCGCACCTGTGGGTTGTTCTATATAACCTACATCTTGAACATCATCAGGATTTATGCCTTTTGCGGTTACAATATCAGAATGAAGTTTAGCAGTCGCATCAGAGATAACTTCCCCTGATTTAAGGCGGATTGCAAGAGGTAAGGGGTTTTCTACGGCTTTAGGGGCAATCGGGGCTGTAATAGCCTCTTTTGGGGCAATTTCGCCCTCAATTAAGCCTGCTACTGCCTTTTTCGGCTGCCCTGCCAACTCCGATACTACTTTAGGCTTACTCTCTGCGCCTACTATACTTTTAATCTTCGCCCATATCGGCTTGTCAACTAAAGTCGTCAACTTCTCGGCAGGTATTGAAATCTTGACTCCTTCCTGCAAAGTATTTCTTAATTCCTGGCCAGATAGATTAAGGCTTCCAAATAGAGATTGTTCTTCTGCCGTTGTGAGTTTTCTTGTCTGGAATATATCTCTTACCTGCTCTTTGGATAATGTAATGTCTTTGGTTAAATTATATTCAACTAACTTCTGCTTCAAAAATCCTTCTGCCAACTTTGGGGCTCGCTTAAATACGCCGCCAACGATTAAACCTTTGCCTATAAAATCAATTAAATCAATAGCCGTCTTTGTGGTATCGCTAAACTCACCACCCATTCCTTTCTCAATTCCCTTGACTATCTTATCAGTAGGGATTGCTTTATCTAAAGCCGCATAAGCTAAAAGTCCGGCAGTCGTTCCTATCGGGTTTGCGATTGCGGCAGTAGCGATAAAAGGGGTCATTGCTATCGCCATATATTCCCGTCTTTCCAAATCAGGAGTAATGCCGGTAATCTTACTTGACCGCCTTAATAAATCATAGTTATTATAGACATCTTTTAATTGTAATCCTGTCGCTTCCGATAAGGCATAGACATTCTGCGCTTTAGCAATATCCTTTTCGGGGTCAGTAAAGAAAGATTTTATCTTATCAATAAAAGTAGCGGGTGGAGCATTACGCAATTCAGGAACAACAGGCGTAACCTCTACCCCTAAATCAGAGTAGTCCTCTTTCTTTACTTCTACACCAATATCAGAATAGTTTTCTAAAACTGTATTATCCGGCACGCTTAAACCCCTTGCTTAATGCTTTGTCAACCTTATCCGGAGAAACTTTAAACTTTCGCCCATCAGGAGCAATCATATCCACTTCCTGTGCCGGTAAAGTCAACTTTGTCTTATCTATCTGCTCGGTAAGTTGTTCATTTATGACTTCTGTCTTTGCTACATCTGGGTCAACACCGGCCTTAATTCTTTCAGTAAATACACCTATCATATTATTGGCAATCCCGACTGGAGTAAGCATTGAGGCGAAATCCATAATCGCCTTTGCCCCATTCTTGAATGCCTGCGTTGTCTTATCCCAACCGGATAGACCTTTCTTCTCCCTGTCAAATTTCTTCGCTACTTCCTGCACTATCCAGCCATAAACATTGTCATCAAAGTTTTTAGTGCCTCTATACTCTGCGGCTTTGCTTAATACATCAAGGGCGGTAGCTTTGTCATTGTCTAAAAGTTTTAATAGATAATCTGCGGTCTTATTCTCTGGGTCGCTGATTTCTCTCTGTTTTACATCTATCGCATTATCAAATATCGCGGCAATCTTCGGGTCGTCTCTACCTATCCTCTGGACATCGGTTAAACTTAAAGTTCCATTTGCAAGACGGTTAGATAAATCTAAAGCAATGGTAGTCTTATTCTCCTGTATCGCTTTTTCCTGCGCTACCTTATTACGCCATATATTTATCTTTGACGCTTTTATCTTCTCCCCTAATTCATCATTGGTAAGAAATGAATACCTGCCATCTTTGCCCTTTAACAATTCCTGCAATATCGGAGAGTTTTTCTGTAATGTAGTCGGGTCGCTTTGTATATCAAAATCAACAGAGCCGAGCCGATAATTCTTCCACGCTTCTTTTCCTTGCGCTTCACTCAATATCTGCGTAGCCACCTTGCCTTGTATCAGTTCAAACGCTTTCTTGTCGGTTTCCTCAACAACTGTATTATTACCGGCTTGTAACGCCTGCGACCTTATGCCTGCGTAATTTTCAAGTAAGTTTGTAGTATTCAGGTTATCCGCCAATAACTTCTTCTTCGCATATATATTATTTATCTCAAGAGTAGCCAAGTATGTTTGCGTATCTAATTCAATGCCTAACTGCTGTTCGGTAGATTTATTCTGCAAACCCTTACCCATAGCGGATTGGCGTAATTTCTTCAATTTATCAACCTGTAATTTCTCATTGTTTATTTCGGGGTCATTTGTAGCATCTTGCTTGATTTGCGCAAGCCCGACGGCAATATTTGATTTTATGGCGGTTTCCTGCATACTGTCCATTGCGGCAGACCATTTCATAGTAATATCAGAAGCTACCGCCGCAGCTTTGTTGAGAATATCAGCTTTATCCCCTGCACCCTCTCGCATTACTTCCTGGGGCCTAGTATCAATCTGCGTATTTATTCTTGCCTGTGAATTGTATCTCGGAAAGGTAGGCATTATAATTTCCCCGCTCTTAAATAATAATTAGTTGGAGCAACATTGACATTTCCCATACCTGATATATTGGCAGTTCTTGGAGTAAATGAACCTGAATATAATCCGTAATTAACTCCTGTCTGTAACGCAGAGGCAAAGGCATTTGTATAGCCGCCGAATATAGCCGTGCTTGCCTGACGCCTGTATGCCGCAGCCTGCGACATCGCCCTTGATTTTTCTACCTGGATATTATATTTCTGCATTTCAAGATTTGACTGGCCTATGCGTTTATCAATCTCTATCTGCATATAAGTATCAAGCATAATAGCCATAGGCGAACCGGATAAAGTAATACCTCTTCCGGCTGTCATTGCCCGCATTTTACCCATAACCTGCCCTATTTGGCGATTAGCCTGGTATAAATCTAACTGTTTTTGTTTCTCAATAAGGCCGGCCTGGTAATCATAAAACGGCCCGGTCTGCTCCAAAAGTGCGGCATTATATTTTGCCTCTCCACTTTTCGCATAACCAGAGGCGATGGATGTTCCTGCCTGTATTGCTCCTAAACCGATTAAAGCTGCTGTGGCAAACCCCATTTTTACCTCACTTATCAAAAGTCGTTAATGTAGCGATAATGCTTAAAATCTCCATTGGCAGAGGGTCTGAATTCTTTATATAGACCTGCGATCCGCGCTTATAATCATCCCTGAAAGATATATTAGGTATTATTCCCGTGTATAACACTTCAGGCGTTCCCATCGGCGTTGCCGGATCTCTAAATGATACCCGCTTTAAGATAAAATCGGGATTAGGGATAGTGCCTGTATAAAGTATTTCTTCCGTCGTGCTTTCTATATAACTTACTATATCAAGCTCATCTTCCGTGCCGCCTACATAAAATCCTTTATGGGAACGGTTGACTTTTAAAGCAATCTCGTTTATCCTCTGCACCTTGCCTTGCGATGTCCCTCTTTCTGAACCTGCCTCAAACGGCAATGTATAAATAATCTGGTCATAAGATAACCCCACACTTACCACAAAATAATCATAAGCCAGGGTTATTGTCCCGTTAGTTACAGTCTTGTCCGGCTTATCTGTTCCCCCATCAGCCAAAACAGTTACGCTGCAAGTTTCAAGATGAGTCAAACCGGATATGGTATTCACCGATAGCCCCCAAACTCCGGCGGCGTATGATGTAGCGTTAAAATTATATCTTACCGTCCCTTTTATTAAAGTTGCAGAGCCGTAAGAGGTGATATATAATTCACCGACAATATCGCCTGCTGCATTTATCGCCCTTATGCGTTGCCCGACATCATTTGTTGAAAAATAAGCCGTGCTTGAAGTGATAGTAACCGTCCCTGCGGTAGCATTTAAGGATATAGTAGCTGTGGTGTTTGCGGTAAAGGCATTATAAGTTAATGCTGAGTGTAAATATAAACATAAATCCTGCCTAGTAGGTGGTTCTATCGCCTCAAATACTTCAACATATTTTTTTAAAGAACTCGCTCCGCCGGTTGGCGTTATTGTCCGGCTTGCAATGCACCAGACCTCATCATAAGCTTCTGTCTGCGACGGAATGACTGCAATAGAACAATATGTGCCATTTGTAATCTGCCTAGCCCAGCCCTGGACTTCTTGGTCAATTTCCCTGGTTAATGTAGCGATTATCCCATCAGTCCGTAAGCACCAAAGAATGGTATCGGGGTTTTGCTGATAATCTATCTCACGCACTCCAGGGCCTAAGATATGAGGGCTAAGGATAGTTTTATCTACCGCTTTATAAGTATCTAAATCCCAAGAATAAAGAAGTTCCCTTAATTTCTTGCCGAAACGCTGGACATAATAAAGGAAGTTCCCTATTTTTCTTGGCTGGATAGCTTCAGTCCCTACTGATATTTCTTCACTCGCTGTAGCATTGCTTGGAGTTATCGGTTCGGTTGAGCCTGAATTTGTGATAAAAGCTCCGCCGTAAGTGCCAGCTATAAGCGATTTACCAGAAGCAAGCCATTGTATTTCGTTGCTTTCATTTGAGGCAAGTTCTATATTTATTCCGTCATCGTCATTTTGTGCCTCCAAAGCAAAATCATCGTAAAGGAAACTCTTTGAACCCCATTTCTTATTCGGTTCGTAAGTAGTGCGGGCGAACCACAGCCTCCTTTCGTGGAAATTTACGCAGGCAGGCCAGCCCCTGACATCGCTCCAGGCCCCCTCGGCCCAGACAGAGGTAGTGCCTGAAGTAGTAAGGATTTTGATTACAGAGGCAGTAGCTGTATAGGCATTGACTACTCTTGTGATTTGAATATATCCTTGTTCTTCTATTCCAGTTGTAGCATTAGTCCTAGTTGCACCTATTTTCCAATAAGTGCCGTAATGCCCTTTCGTTGCAGCAGTTGATACCACAAATATCCCTGAACCTGTCGGGGAGAACAATACATTGATAGTTCCATTAGTAGCCGATGGATTTATTAAAAGAGTAGTGTCGGTATTATCGTCAACGAATGGCCCGCCCAGGAAATTAAACGCGGTGCAAGACCAGCTTGCGGCCGCATACCTGATTAACCTCTGCGGAGCGTGGTCTGGATGAGTAAGCCAAATGACATCGTTTAACTGAGTAAATTGCACATTCCAAATCTCTGCCTCGGTGTAAATATGCGCCACTTCATAAGGGGTAGTGCCTACCGTAACTACCGCAGCGCCGTTGGTAAAAAACCTGAAATAATATTCTCCCATCTCAATTATATAAGCATCGGAGCGATTGAATATAAATTTGATGAGGCGGGTTTCTTTAGCGGAATCTTTGATTTCTGCTACATATCTTGTGCCAGGGGTAGAAATTGCAGAGCCATAAGGCCTGACAAGAAAATTCTCAACTATCTCGCAGGCATTTGCATATTGGGCAATATCAGTCCTGCCAAACAAGGAAGGGCCGAACTCACCGCCCGCAAAAGAGGTTTTGATGACATCGACTTTCATTTATGCCGCCGGGCTGGTGTTCTGGGTCTTGGCTAATTCCCAGGCATCATCTTTAAGGTATTGTTGTTTGCCTATCTGGGCATTCTCTGCCATCGCTTTCGGCAAAGATATTTTATTATATTTTTCAAGAAAAGCCGCGCCTGCCTGTTTGTCATTGATAATCATATAGCCGATATCAGAGCAGAGTTTATCTATGAACGCCTCAACAAAAGCCGACGGATATTTAGACGGGTCATCAAGATAATAAGTATAAATAATCCCCAACCCAAGAGAATCAGAGATTATATAATCGCCTTCTTCGCGCCATTCTGCATCATCATCATTAGTGCCGAATATGCGGATACAAGTTGACGGCCGCACATACACGACTGCTTCGTTTGTATAATACCAAGCCATAGTGGTCGCTGACGAGACAAGCAACGCCCGCTGTGTAGCAAAATTCCACTTGCATTCGCCCAATATGCTCTTTAAGGAAATCTCATAAACGCGGTTGACGATACGCGCATTATTAGTGTCATCAGTAATATTAGTTATCGGCGTAGCTCCGGCAAGAGTCAAGGCTTTATTGACAAGCGAAGTTTTTGATACAGCCATATTTACTCCTTTTTTTAATGAGGCAGGGGATTTTTATTCCCCCGCCCCACTAATTTAAAGGGTCGTTAAATACTATACATACTTAACGATTGTCCTGATTGTGCCGCCGGTTATCGTAGTGCCGGCCCCACCATTGGCATCTATCATCAGGTAGATGTCGCAATCTGCAGGCATCTCAGTCAAGAATCCTGTTGCACTTAAAAATACTGTGCTTTCGGTAGCGAGTGAAGCTATGATATGTTCTGCCCCGCCTATTTTCATCTTGCCCAAAGTGCCGGTAGTCCCCAGATTACTTACCGCTGTCGTGGACAACTGGCAGAAACCTGTCGTTGCTACCCCACTTAACACAGGCAGATACACGATTACCCCAGTCAACTTCTTTCCTTTCGGAACTTTACCGATAGAAATAGAAGTTGTAGAAGGTATGGCTGCTGCTACTGAATAAGTATCTAACCATACCTTTTCAACTGTCTTAATGTAACCGTCTTCAATAATATTATCCCCTGAACCGCCTGCATCATATTTTGTTACATTTGCCGCTTTTACTATAGCCATAATATTTCCTTTCTCCGGCTATACCGGATTTAAGGGTTAATAAAATGATACTACCCTTTAGGCAGTATCACCTGAAACTATCCTTGCCTCTTCCAACCTGACCGCGCCGATGTTCAACTCATAGTAAATCTGCCAAGAATAAGAGAGGTCTGTTCTTTCGTCAGTCCTTACCATAGGAGCAGCTCCCATACCCAAGCAGATACCAAACCTCTGAAAAGCGATACAGGAAATAGAGCCAGCGGCTACTAATCCTACGGTGCTGGACAATCGGGTCGTGGTAATCCACTTAAAGCCCAAGAAACTGTCTATCTCGCCTCTTACCAGAGCTTTTACCGCAGCGTAATCTTGCGAGGCCATTTTGTCAATCTGCAAGAGATTTGACAACGAGAGGGGGGATATGACCATAATACGGTCTTCCTCTTCCACATCTGCATCGTCAAACGCTTTCTTGATAGCAACGATATTAGCTAATGTCGGATAGCCGACAGTCGCTATTGCTACTGTGTTGCTGTGCGTTACGGAAGATGAACCTGTTTCGCCGTAATACGCAGTCCCTACAGCCGCAGCCAGGATGACATCATCTATCTTCCTGCCTAATGAACCAGCTGCCGCTATTGTGTATGCACTTCTTGGGTCGGATATGGAACGCAACTCATCGCCCCTATCCAGAAGCCTTGCGTCGTGATAGTCTACAAGCGTTCCCATACGCCTGCTTAATGCAGGATCATTGTTAGGCGTCTGGACATTCCTGCCGCCTTTGACCTGCATACTCCAAGAGCCTATCCTATCTTGGAAGAATGTCTTGCCCGTTACATTCGGCCTTTGGAAAACATAACCTACTAACTTGGAATATTTCTGCTGGGCAAGCTGCATAATATTGTGTGTCAGCCATAAAAAACCCCCTTGTTAGGAAACTTTCAACTTTTGCTTACGAGTTGATTGTCCCCTACAAGGGGGTCGCATCTTCAGCAATATTATTTGTCAGGACATTTCAGTTTCTCTGACCTAACTAAATAATAAAGCTATGGGGCTTCTGTCGCTTATCCTCGCTTTATTGCTGAGGCTGTGCTGCTTTGAATACTACCGCCTCTAATTTATTTACATACTCAACGGCCCTTGCGTGTTCATCCGGCGTTGCTTTCTCATTTAAATACGGATGGTTCGGGTCATTGCGTATCTTATCCAATTCTGCCTTTGCCTGTTCAGGCGAAAGCGCAAACTTCTGGTATGCAAAATCGCCTATCTTATTCTCGGCGAATTGCGAGCCTATCTTTGCCAAGAACTTTACGCCTCTTGGATCTTTAAGCATAGCAGTAGTGATAAAGTCATTCATCTCCTGGTCGCTAGAAAATTTATTTATCACCATCTGGCCCAGCTCAACATTAGTATCATAAGCATCGCCGTATTCTTGCCGCAGGCTATTGGTCAATTCTGCCATATGGGTTTCGTTGGCCTGCGTATATTTTTGATATGCGCCTAAAGACATCTCCACATAGTCATCCCATAACTTGCCTGCATACCTGGGCGGCACTCCTCTTTTGAGCATTATATCTGCGAATGACTTTTTATCAAAGGCGATATCTTTTATGCCTTCGGGCAATGTTACATCTTTTAATTGATAACCGTCAGCCGTAGCGGGAACGCCCATTGCTGCATTGAATATCTTTATCCCTGCTAAATCGTTGTCATCTTTAGGCAAGGGAACTTTTGTATGGCCTAACAATTTTTCAAGATTAAGATGGCTTTCCATTGCTTTTGACAAGCCATCAGGGGTATCCTCAAATTTCTGCAATGTCGGGCTGTTGATATAATCAGCAGGCAAACCCTTTTTCCAACTTCCGCTAAAAGGCGGCGCGGCAGGCGGTGCAACTACTTTTGGCTTATAACCTGACAAGAATTCATCAAAGGTCTTGAATGGCGCTAACTCTTCTGTGGTAACCCCTAAATTAGTTACAAAACTTGTTACTGCTGGCGCGCTTTCCGGTGCTACTGAATCAATGAACGGTATTGCTACTTCCCCTCTTTCGTTATCCAACCTTTTCAACAAACTGCCGATTACATTGCGGGCTTTACTTATCCTTGTCGGGGTAAAGTTGTCCATTTCTATTCCTCCTTATGTTTTGCCAAAGCAACAATTTGCTCTGGCGATAATTCTAAGAATGTCTTGATAGTCGCCAATACTTCGCGCTTCCCGGCATTTAGCAAGACCATATCCCTATTTACAGGATCAAAGATGCTTTCATACCATCCGCAGGAAGCCTCTAAGAAACGCATAACCTCTTTTCCTTGCGGGCTTTCAAAGACTACTCGCAGGTTAGCCTGTAAATCCTTGACATATCTTAGGTCTGTAAGTTTTATGTTATTCATTTCTTGCCTGCCACTTTTGCGTCGGCCATTAACTTATCTGCAGACGCGGCACTCTCAACTGCTTTTGTGCTTTCTTGTAGCATCATCAATTCTTGTGCTTTTGCTTGCTGTTGCCCTCTTGTTTCGCGTATCTTCTGAACCTCATCATCAGCACGCAATACTTTCACGGGTGCGCCTGTTATACCCCAGACTTCTTCCCTGGTCTTATCAGGATCAATCCCATCAATGATTTCAGGAGAATAAGCAGCCATCTGCCCTGTCAATGTTAAAGCAGTAATTAAAGAATTAAGTTCGCTTCTTCTTTGCGCCTGGGCAAGCATAGATACATAATCAATCTCATATGCAGGGTTATCAATCATTTCATCAGGCAATTCAGGCAGCCTGCCCCTGCGATATAAAATATCTATTGTGCGTATGATTATTGGATTAGATACCTCGGCTGTCCACCTGCCTACTGCCGGGCCTAACAAAGTCATCTTCTCGTTTATGCGTTCAAATACTTCAGGGTTTTGCATCTGCTTGGTTATCCCCTCAAAAGCAAGGAATATATCATTGAACATCAGAGTCTTGACTTTTTGCGCGTAATACTCAACGGCATTCATACCAAAAGTAGGATCGCCGTAATTAGCAAAGGCAAAGATATCTTTTGCGCCGCCTTCCATAATTGTTTTCTTATAGTAATTGACTGACCTGGGGTTGGCGTTAAAAGGCATAATAAAAGCGTTATCGGGTATAGCAATAGGCGGGTCTGTCCGTTTCATCATCGCCCTTAGATTTGTCTTAGCTACTGCATTCAATAATCTTGCAAACGGCAACGCTTTCATAGCAGGGCTAAATCCCCAGGAAGAGAACGGACGCTTATCAAACCTATGGCACATAGCCGGGAATGTATGATAGCCGCCCTCTTCTATAGTTTCCCTGCCCTCAACATCTATCCATAAAGCCTGGATAGGTAAGTTTGATTTATGTTCGCTCCTTACATCTCTCGCAAATCGCTTGCCGATGAACAATAGAAACTTATGTTTTTTATCCTTACGCGCTTCTAATTCTTGCTGCAATTCTGTCCTCAATGCCTCTTTGCCCCAGCGGGTAGCCGCTTGTAATGCGGTATATTCAAACTCAATATAATACTCAATCACCCTGCCCCGGGCATCCTCAACTATGACAACCTGCTTTAAGGGCATATTGAAGAACCTGACCTCGTCTTCTATATCCTCTTCTTCAAGCATCAATGAAGTGCCGAATACGCCGCTTGATTTAAAAGCCGGGAAGCATTGGTCGTAGAAATTGCATTTGTTAAGCGTGTAATAAACTTCGCTTGCCACATTCTCAAGGAAATCAGCCACCGCTTTATTCTCTGTGATCTTAGGGTTCTTTGACCTTAGCCTAAACCACTTGCTTGTAGGCGGCGTAAGGTAATTCATAAAGCCAGAAGCTAAGACATCGCCAGCTTCAAGTGTAGTAGCATCCCATAAGTAAGTAGCATCAAGTTCTGCACCTTGGGCATAGCTCTTATTGACATCCTGCGCTTCAAGATAAAAGTAATCGTGCAGGGTCTGCCAATAACTTTCCCAGTTGCTTCTCTCTCAGTCT